GCATTGAATAGCCAGTACGGTGGAGTTGAAACTGACTATGACGCTTTAATAAAAATACAATTAGAGTTAGATACTGAAATGAAATTGGATGGGATTTCATTTGATGATGGCCAAGGAGTGATATTTTATGTTCCTGGTGTTCAAGAAATATGGTTTGTACCAACTGATCAATGTATTTGCGGCGGCGCGACCCAAGGAGCTCATACAGTAGGCATGGCACATTCCGGAAGACCGGTTGGTAAATTTGCAGCAGCGGCGGAAGGATTAAGTAGGGAATAAAATTGAAAACACAGTTATTATGCACATTTGCACATAGAAAAGATTTAGATTTGATATCAGATTATATCACCAAATCTTACACGGTAGCAGAACGTCGTATATTTGTTTTCACAGATGCTGATAATAAAAGTGATTTGTATTTAACTTATAACATTGAAAGAGGTGCATTTACCAAAACACCTAACACAATTTCAATACATAGAAAAAAAGAAACCAACACATTGTACACAGTGAATGCTTTGAACACGATCATTGTGAAAGCAAATAATGGAGTACTAGATAAAACATTTGTAATAAATTGGGAAGCATATCGCAATACATTGCTGTTAACATCAGATAATGACCTGCGTCCAATTTCATTGGAACTAATGCGTAGAATCGATTTGTAATGTATATTTATATAAAAAGCATAAAATAAATTAGGACTTACGAAAAATAATTCTTATATTTATATATAATAAAAAGGTATGAAGAAAATGATAAAATTAGCAGGCTTAGCAAAACCATTCTTAAAAGAAGCGGATACAGATTTTGATCAAGCATTTAACATCAAGCAATTAAAAAATATCAAATTCATATTACCTTCATGGGAATCCGTTGATAAGGACTTTGATCAAGGAAAGTATTTTAAGATTGAATTTGATGATAAGAAACTAAACCCAAATGGAAGTATTAAGTTGGATCATGTGCTTCATTATGCGGCTGAAAAACACCCATCTGTAGCAGCTATGACTGTAGATAGAACATCTGATAAAGATTTTGATCATACCATTGTACATATATCCAAAGGAAATTATGCAGGTCTAACTTATATATTAGAGGCATTGGATGACCTATACGGAAAGGCCGGCGCTGCAATGGGGTGGGATTAAAAGAAAAGATAAGAGATGATGAAATTAAAAAAATTATTAGAAGGCATGTCATGGGAAAGAACACCCGGCAAGCCGTTACCGACATTGAAAGACGTTGTTGAGAAACATAACAAAACAATGAATGAAGCGGATAGATACACTGATGAGGAGATGTTGACAAGAACCACAGCAAATCAATTTCCGGATAACTTCACTATACTAGACATAATTGAAAGATATGAAGAATACGTAATAGGATACTTAAAGGATCAAGGGAAGCTAGCAGAAACTGATCTCAAAGAGTATCAGAAAAACACTAATACACCATACTTCAGAGAACTAGTACCTAGGATGGAGGGTATGGTTGATGTAGCACAATACAAGAAAATGATTGACTCTATGGATAAACTATTAGACGACTGGTATGCAGAGGGGTTTGATAAAGGCGATGTGCTTAACTTTTTAAACGCAATTATCCCAGAGGATGGATCTGGAAACATAAAATAAATTGACAAATAACAAATAAAACTTTTTTTAAACTTTTTTCGGTAATGTCTTGGTACATTGAAAAAAAGTTATTATATTAACAAATAATTATTAATTTTTAAAAACAAAGGTAAAAATGGCAATTGACTTAGAAGCAATCAAAAGAAAACTTAATCAGTTACAAACAACCGGCAACCGCCAAAACAATCTATGGAAACCTGAACCAGGTAAACAAACAATTAGAATCGTACCATATCAATTTGATAAAGAAAATCCTTTTCAGGAATTGTACTTTCATTATGATCTAGGTAAGAAAAATTATCTGTCACCTATTACATATGGTAAAGCAGATCCAGTAGTCGAATTTTCTGAAAAGCTGAAATCATCAGGTAACTCTGAAGAATGGAAGTTAGGTAAGAAGATGGAACCAAAAATGAGAACTTATGTTCCTGTAGTCGTAAGAGGCAAGGAATCAGAAGGTGTTAAATTTTGGGGATTTGGTAAAACAGTTTATACCGAGCTATTAGGATTTTATGCAGATCCAGATTATGGCGATCTTTCAGATCCAATGAATGGTAGAGATATAGTTGTAGAGTTTACACCAAGTGAAGGTCCTGGACAATATCCAAAGACAACAATCCGTGTAAAGCCAAATGTAACTCCTGTTACTGAAGACAAGAATGTAGCAGAAAAAATTGCTCAACATCAACCTGATCTAAAGACTATATTCAAAGAACCATCATATGATGATTTGAAAGATGCTTTAGAAAAATGGTTAGAACCAGAAGCAACTGAAGCAGAAGCTGAACAACCAGCAACTGCAACCAACGAAACTAATGCCGATGAAAATACTGATACTACCGTTAACAAAGTAGATGAT